TTCAGCTAATTATTTACAAGCAGTTGGTGGTGCTACAACTGTTGCTCCTGTTCTTTCAGCACAAGGCTCAGATACAGACATTCCATTAGTTTTACAGCCAAAGGGTACTGGTGCATTACAAGCACAAGCCACTACATCATCTGCTACTGGTGGTAATGCTCGGGGTGCTAATGCTGTTGATTGGCAGACAAGTAGAAGTGCGGCTAACCAAGTTGCTTCAGGTCAATTAAGTTTTATTGGTGGTGGAACAAATAATCGGGCATCGGCTTATGCGTCTGTTGCTTCTGGTGGCTATCAAAATACAGCATCAAATACAGGTTCATCCATTTCAGGTGGCTCAACAAATACAGCAAGTGGAACGTATTCCGCAATAATTGGTGGAGAAATAAATACTGCCGCTGGGTACTTTAATGTAATTGGTGGTGGATACATAAATTCAGGAACAAGTGGGAGTGCAGTAACAACCCAATCTGCGACCATGAACGCCACGACAGCAGTTACGTTGTCAGGTAGCAATGCAAGTATTAAAGTTGGTCAATACATTACTGGCACTTCTATTGCAAATGAAACCTACGTTGCCGCAGTTTCAGGAACTTCACTCACATTAAGCCAAGTAGCATCAGGCTCATCAACTGGCACACTCAGTTTCTTCACTCCACACGGAGTAGTAGTAGGTGGGGGCAACAACACCGCTACTGGTTCATATTCCTTTATTGGCGGTGGTGGTGATGCGGGAACGGCTGGTAACAGGAATGTTGCTTCTGGTGATTGGTCTGTTGTCTGTGGTGGACAAAGAAACACCGCTTCTAACGTAGGCGCATTTGTTGGTGGTGGTGGAACGTATGGAGGCGGCATTGTTGCAAATATTGCATCTGGCATTGCTTCTAGTGTTGTTGGAGGTGTTGGTAACACTGCATCTGGTTTTATTTCTTTTGTTGGAGGCGGTTCAAATAGCCTTGCAAATGGAAGTGCATCTTCAATTTGTGGGGGAAATGCAGGAACTACTCGTAGCATTGATGGTTATTCAGTATTTCCAGCGTGTAATACCCCCGTATCTGCAACTGTTGGTTCTTCTCAAGCCGCATTACTTGTTCTTGGAGTTCAAACTACAGACGCAACCGCTACTGTATTACGTTCAAATACATCTGCCGCCACGACAAACAACCAAGTAATTTTGCCCAACAACTCAGCCTATTTCTTTACAGGAGAAGTAGTAGCAGGTGTAACAGGCGGTGGTAACACAAAAGGATGGACTATTGAGGGTGTTATCAAGCGTGGTTCGGGTGTAGGAACTACCGCCCTAGTAGGCTCTACAGTCACATCCATGTACGCAGATGTAGGTGCGGCTACTTGGACAATAGCACTTTCAGCAGATACTACCAATGGCGGGTTGGCAGTTACATTCACAGGGCAAGCGAGTACTACAATTAGGGTCGTGTGCCAAATCCGCAGTACAGAAATGACATTCTGATGAGAAAAGCCAGAGTAGAAACCAAACCCCGCAAGTCTAAATTGACTTGTCCTAATGGGCATTTGACCCGTGATAAAGCGTGGCTTGAACAAAAATACTTTGTAGAAAACATTTCAATTGCAAAGATTGCCAAGTTAATTCCATGTGATTACGGAACAATTCATAAAGCATTTAAACGATTTGGCATAGCATTTAAGCCAAAACACGTTACTTATGGTGAGATAAACCTAAATCCAGCCAAAGGTGAAAAAAATGGCAATTGGTCTGGGGGTAAACCTTCTTGTCAAGATTGTGGAATAACACTTGCTGCATATAGTGCAATCAGATGTAGGGGTTGTCAAAGTCTATTTAATCGTGGTGAGAATAATGCTTGTTGGAAACCGCCAGAACAACGAGTTGGTACAGAAACAGAAATTATTAGGAATTCTGGTGAATACAAAGCATGGCGACTAAGTGTTTGGGTTAGGGATAAAACAAAATGCCAAATTTGTGGCATACGCAAAGACCCTATGGTTGCCCATCACTTAGATGGTTTTAACCTATTTCCTGAAAAACGATTTGACGTAGATAATGGTGTAACTTTGTGCGATTATCACCATATCTCATTCCATTCAAATTATGGCTTTGGTAATAATACCAAGGAACAATTTGAAGATTTTAAAATCCGCACAACCGAAATGACTTATTAACTAGGAGCAATCATGGCTTTAAAAATCACCGCAGTAAACAACACAAACGGACAGTCTGAAACTCAGGCTTATGCCCGTATCACAAACTTCTTTGGCACTAAAGACCAAATCCAAGTACAAGTGGAAATCCATGCAACAGAGGAAGCCCGTAAAGCGGGATGGCCTTCTATCCAACAACAGGCTCATTACATAGGGATGGAGTCACTTGAGGGTGATTTAATCCCCGCTATGTATCGTGTTCTGAAGACTTTTACGCAGTACGCTGGTTCTGAAGACGTATGAATTCTGACTTACAACGCTACTATGAGGAGCGTTTTTCAACCATGAGTACCCAAGGATGGGTTGATCTTATGGAAGATGTTGACAATATGATAAACGCTCTTAATAATATCTCTGTAATTCAGGATGAAAAAAGCCTACAATTCAAAAAAGGCGAATTATCTATTCTGGTATGGCTGAAAACCTTGAAAGAGGTCAGCGAGAAGGCTTATGAAGAGATTTTATGATTTTGTCTGCGAAAGTGGACATCACATTGAAAAACTGACTGTTTATGAGGCAGTTCGTGTCCAATGTGATTGTGGTGAGCCAGCTCATCGCACAATAAGTGCTCCAGCTATCAAATTGGAGGGATGGTCAGGGAGTTTCCCTGGTGCGGCTAACAAGTTTGACCGCATACATCGTGAAAAATTGGCAGCAGAGCGCAAAGAGAACTCATAAATACAGTTGTATCGAGTTCATGTATTTACTCCTAGAACCCATTGGGCAGGAAAAGGAAACAGTATGTTGATTGACAATGAAGATGAGATGCAAAGTGAGATTGATGCCGTTGAGTCGCTAGGCAATTCTATTGATACACCTGAAGTTCCTGATAAATATCGGGGCAAAAACTTAGATGAAATCATCAGAATGCACCAAGAAGCTGAAAAGTTAATTGGTAAGCAAGCTCAAGAGGTTGGCGAAGTTCGCAAACTGGCTGATGAACTTATTAAGCAAAATCTTGGTTCTAAAGTCCAAAATACTGAGGTTGAACCTGAAATTGACTTCTTTGAGAATCCTCAAAAAGCAGTTCAGAAGACAGTTGATAACCATCCAGACGTTCTTGCGGGTCGCCAAGCGGCTCAAGAGTTCAGAAAGATGCAAACTCAGCAGAGGTTAGCGAATACTCACCCTGACTTTGCTCAAATTGTGCAAGATCAGGACTTTGCGAATTGGGTGAAATCCTCTCCAGTTCGTTTAGGGCTGTATTCAAAGGCTGATGGCGAGTTTGATTTTGATTCTGCCAATGAATTGCTCACTACTTACAAGGAAATCAAAGGCGTGAAGACTCGTCAAGCTCGTGAGGAAGGTGAAACTACTCGCAAGCAGAATCTTCAAGCCGCATCCGTGGACAGTAGTGGTACAGGTGAATCAAGTAGGCGTGTTTACAGGCGAGCTGACCTAATTCGGCTAAAAATGACAGACCCTAGCAGATATGAAGCACTTTCTGATGAAATCATGCAAGCATATAGCGAAGGTCGGGTAAAGTAATCTTTTTAATCTTGGAGAAATAACATGGCTAATACAGCTTTTGCACCCAATAACAACGTAACAGTAACAACTGCTGCGAAGTTCATCCCACAAATCTGGTCTGATGAGATCATTGCTGCCTATAAGAAGAACCTCGTGATGGCTAACGCTGTCAAGAAGATGAGCTTCCGTGGCAAAAAAGGTGACACAGTTCACATTCCAGCGCCTGTTCGTAGCGATGCGAGCGCCAAAGGTAAGACTGATGCAGTTACCTTGTTGGTTAACACAGAGTCTGAAATCCTCGTTTCTATTAATAAGCACTATGAATATAGCCGTTTGATTGAAGACATCGTTGAGACACAAGCTCTGACATCATTGCGTTCTTTCTACACAGAAGACGCAGGTTACGCTTTGGCTAAACGTGTTGACTTGGACTTGATCCAGTTGGGTCGTGGCTTCAATGGCGCTACAGTCGGTACTGATGACTATGCTACTAGCAACTCTACTACCAAAGCCTATATCGGCTCTGATGGTACTACTGCTTACAACAGCTCATCTTCTAATGCCGCTGCTTTGACAGACGCTGCTATCCGTCGCACTATTCAGCGTTTGGATGACAACGACACTCCTATGGATGGTCGCTTCTTTGTAATCCCACCCTCAAGCCGTAACACGCTGATGGGCTTGGCTCGTTACACAGAACAAGCATTCGTTGGTGATGGCGCTGGTAGCAACACCATCCGCAATGGCGAAATCGGTAACCTGTATGGTATGCCTGTGTTTGTTACTTCCAACGCTGACTACGGCTATGGTAACTCTGGTGCAGACCGCATCTGCTTGATGGGCCATCGTGATTCTATGGTCTTGGTTGAGCAAATGTCTGTTCGTACACAGACTCAGTACAAGCAAGAGTACCTCGGCACATTGTTTACTGCTGACACTATCTATGGTGTGGCTCGTATGCGTGATGCTGGTACTGTTGGTGCAGCCAAGTCTAGCTCTGCCTTTGCTTTGGCAGTTCCAGCCTAATTGTTGCCATTTCCCCTCGCCTTCGGGTGGGGGGTTCTTTTTAATCTAGGAGGAATTTATTATGGCAACCGCATCCGCAGTAGTCGTTCGCAGAGGTAACGACCAGTTCCGTGGCTTGTTTAGCGATACATGGGCAGTTCGTGCTACTCTTGACGCTGGTTCATTGGCTGATACGGCTGGTGAAACAGATGACATCACAATCCCTGGCGTAGCTTTGGGTGATATGGTCATTGGCGCATCTTTGGGCGTTGATTTGGTTGGTTTGACAGTAACAGGTTATGTTTCTGCTGCAAACACAGTCAAATTCCGTGTTCAGAATGAGTCTGGTTCAACTGTTGACTTAGCTTCTACAACTCTTCGTTTAGTTGTAGTCCGCATGGTCTAAATCTAAAGGGGGCTAATAACCCCCTTTTTCATGGAGTTCTTATGGCAACCTTTCGATGCTTACAGAGTGGTCAAACAGTCACTTTTGTTTACCAACATGACATTGATTCAATGAAAGGTCATCAGGGCTATATTAGAATCGACCAAGAAGAGGTCGAGAACAATGAGAAACCTCTTGTTTTAGCTCCACCAACTCCTGTCAAGAAGATAGGAAGACCTAAGAAAGTCGAAAATGTCTGAAATTGACCCAAGAGAATTTGGCAAGTTAGAAGCTCAAGTTGAGGCTTTGCAGGCAGAAGTTACTGGTTTGCGTGAAGACATTAAATTGCTTTTAGAGATGGCTAATAAGTCTAAGGGTGGTTTCTTTGTTGGTATGGCTATAGCATCTATTGTTGGTGGTTTTATCTCATTTATAGCCACTAAGGTAATACGATGAAACTCTTTGGCGAAACCTGTCCATTGCCAACACAAGATGTGGCAACCAACTTGAAGAACCGCAATAATGCTTTCAAGAACTTTGGTTATGGCCCACCTAATCCTGATGAGCCAAATGACGCTTTTTGGCTTAAAAAAGCAAAGATGTATAACGCTCCTACTGATGTCATCAAGAGTATGAGATGTGGCAACTGTGCCGCTTTCATTCAGACTCCCAAGATGATGGAGTGCATCAAGTCTGGTTTAGAGCCAGATAACAGTAAAGAATTGTCCTACGATGAGCAGTTTATTGAGGCCGCTGATCTGGGTTTTTGCGAGTTATTTCACTTCACCTGCGCTGCCGCTCGCACTTGCGATGCTTGGAAAGCTGGTGGCCCTATTACTAAGGACTAATCATGACTAACGCTGCTGGCGAACTGGTTGGAATGCTGTTTGGAGCTAGAAATCTAGCCCATACCATCCATTTAAAGACATCTTCTTTTGCTGAACACAAGACTTTAGAAGAGTTCTACTCAAACATTATTCCTTTAGTTGATGACTTTGCTCAACAGTTTCAAGGCAAATATGACATTCGCTTGGACATTCCTGTTGTGCCGAACAAATACAAAGGCACTATTGCCCAAGTATTGCGTCAGGAAATGGATTGGATTGAGGGTAATCGTCAACAGATTGCTCCTCGCACAGAAACAGCAATTCACAACAAAATTGATGAAATTGTTGCCTTGTATCAAAACACCCTTTATCAACTCACTTTGAAATGAGAACAACATGAGTACCTTTCAGCTTGACCCAAATAGAGTTGCTTATGGAGTTCCTTCCATTGGTACAACTCAAGTAGCAACAGTTACTACCACTAGCACTCAAATGACTGCTTTTGGAGCTACAACAACTATGATCCGCATTGCTTGCGCTCAAGGTCATTGTCATTTTGCTATTGGTACAAGTCCAACTGCAAGCACTACATCTTCACCTTTGATTGGTGTTAATCAATCTGAAATCATCAACGTAACCCCTGGTCAAAAGATTGCGTTTATTAAAGATGCTGCAATCACAACATCTACAGTAACTGTTACAGAACTTGTTTAAGGAAATATCATGAAAAAGACTATGGCTCAAGCAAAAATTGGCAAAGTTATGACAGAGTACAAAGCAGGAAAACTGCATTCTGGCTCTAAGAAAGGCCCTGAAGTTACCTCTCGCAAACAGGCGATCGCCATTGCTTTAAGTGAGGCCAAGATGTCTAAGAAGAAGCCCAAAAATGGCTACTAAACAAGGGTTGTACGCTAACATCCATGCCAAACAGAGGCGTATTGCTGAAGGTTCTGGCGAGAAAATGCGTAAGGTTGGTAGCAAAGGCGCTCCGACTAAACAAGACTTTATTGAGTCTGCTAAAACTGCGAAAAAGACTAAAAAGGTGAAGTGATGAAACTCCATGAAGCATTAGACAAACCTACTGTGGATCAGTTAATTTTGTCTTATGGAACATGGAAAAACCTTTTTTATAGATGTTACTCTACAGATAATTCTGACTATAAAAATTATGGTGGTCGTGGAATTATTGTTCATCCATCTTGGCATGGTGAAGAAGGGTTTTATCAATTTATTCAAGATGCTGGATTAAGACCTTCAAAAGAATATTCACTTGATAGAATTGATGTTAACAAAGGCTATTTCCCTGAAAATGTGAAATGGTCTACTAGTATTGAACAAGCCAATAATAGAAGAAATAGCAAAAAATATTTGTTTGATGGCGAATATTTAACACTTGCTGAAATTTCTAGAAAAACAGGTATTGGTTATCAAAGAATCTGGAAAGCAACAAAGATATATGGCGATCCAACACACCATGAAAAACTTGACCCAAATCGTGGAAATTACTGGTATGAAGGTCAGTTTCGAACAATAACTCAAATTGCAAATATGGTAAATATCAAACCATCAACTCTTATGCGTAGGCTTAGGACTGGTGTGAATTTTGATATGGCTATTGCACATCCTTTGCAACCTGGTGTAAACTTCAAGGAAAGATCAAAATGGTCTTAAAAAAATACCAGAATCCAAAAGGCGGATTAAATGATGAGGGTCGAGAGTTCTACAAAAGAACTGAAGGCTTAGATTTAAAAAAGCCATTGAAAACTGGTGATTCGGGCAGACGAGCTTCTTTTCTCGCTAGGATGGGCAACACAAATGGCCCAGAGTATAAGGATGGTAAACCTACAAGGTTGCTCTTATCTCTGCAAGCATGGGGTGCTTCATCCAAGTCAGACGCAAAGGCAAAAGCTAAAGCGATTTCAGACAGAAATAAAGGAAAGAAGTAGTCTATGGCATTACCTACTTATTTATCGTTAGTAAATGATGTGCTTGTGCGTATGCGTGAGCCTCAAGTCACGACTGTCTCTGAAAACACAGTATCAACTCTTGTTGGCAAATATATCAACGATGCTAAGCGTCAAGTAGCAGATGCCTACGATTGGGACGCATTCAACCAAGCAATCAATGTCTCAACCATTGTTGGTCAATCAACTGGTTATTCTTTGACTGGTGCTGGTGTACGTTTTAAGACGATGGATGTTATCAATACCACTCGGTATTATCAGATGACACCCATTACTCATACTCAGTATGACGCTTACTATTACACTATTTCATCTCCTATCACTACGATGCCGATGAACTACACCTATGGTCGAGTAGATACCAATGGTGACATGAAAGTAAACTTCTGGCCTGTTCCTGATGCTGTATATAACATTAGATTTAGCTTGGTTATTCCTGAGAATGACTTTACTTCTGATTCTGATGTAACTTATCTTGCTAAAGAACCTATCGTATTGGGTGCTTTGGCTCGTGCATTGGTAGAACGTGGTGAAGATGGTGGTCAAAACAGTTCTGAAGCCTATGCCATGTATAAGAACTGCTTAGCTGATCTGATTGCTTTAGAGTTGGCTCGTTCGCCTGAAAACGACTCTTTTGAGGCTGTCTAATGGCTCAACCAATACAAACCTTTTCGATTACTGCACCAGGCTTTTATGGCCTGAATACGCAGGACTCGTCACTTGATTTAGCAAGTGGTTTTGCATTGGTTGCCAATAATTGTGTGATTGACCAATATGGTCGTATTGGCGCTCGTCAAGGATGGACTCCTTCTCACTCAACATTGGGTGCTTTGGGTACATCAGATGTTAAGACCATTGCTGAACTGATTGACAGAGATGGTACTAGCTACACATTGTGCGCTGGTAACAACAAGATATTTAAGTTGTCTGGTGGCGTATTAACTCAAGTAACCTTCAATGGTGTTGGTACTGCTCCTACGATTACTGACAGTAATTGGTCAACCGCTTACCTTGATGGAGACTTGTATTTCTATCAAAGAGGTCATGTTCCGATTGGATTTGACCCTGCAACATCTACAACTACTTATTATCGTGTTGACCAAGAAGCTGGTTATAACGGCACAGTACAGTTGGCAAACATTGTTATCTCTGCTTATGGACGTATTTGGAATGCAGATACAACGACTGACAAAGTAACTGTTCAATGGTCTGACACAAAGAATCCTCAAAAGTTTGGTTCTGGTACTGCTGGTACTTTAGATACAACTTCTGTGTGGCCTAAGGGGGGGGATACCATTGTTGCCCTCGCTGCTCACAATAACTTCTTGTTTATCTTTGGCAAACGAAATATCTTGGTTTATCAGGGTGCTACTGCGCCAGCTACGATGACCTTGTATGACACCATAGAAGGCATTGGTTGTATTGCTAGAGACTCAGTATGTAATACTGGTACTGATGTTATTTTCTTGTCTGATACTGGTGTGCGTAGTGTGATGCGTACAGTCCAAGAGAAGTCAGCTCCTTTGCGTGATATTTCTAAGAATGTTCGCAATGACTTGATGTCTGCTGTTGCTGGTGAAGATTCGGCTACGATTAAAGCTGTTTACTCTCCTCGTAATGCTTTTTACTTGTTGACATTACCAGTTCTAAAGACTGTTTACTGCTTCGATATGAAGGCTCAGTTACCAGATGGTGCTGCTAGGGTCACAACTTGGGACTCTATTGAGCCTAAAGCATTCTGTCAGAAAGTAGATGGTACTTTGTTGCTTGGCAAAGCTGGTTATATCGGTTCTTATTCAACCTATCAGGATAATGGAACGAGTTATCGTTTTCAATACTATACTAATCACACAGACCTTGGTGCTCCATCAGTAACTTCTATTTTGAAGAAACTATTGGTTGTTGTGATTGGTGGAACTAACCAGTATTTAACCTTCAAATGGGGTTATGACTTTAGAGGCAACTATCAATCTCAGAATGTACAGATTCCTTCTCAAGGAGTCTATTACTATGGGGTTGCTGAGTACAACACTACAGCAGAATACTCAAATGGCGTTGCTTTACAGACGTTAACTGTTTATCCAAATGGTTCTGGTAAGGTAATCCAGACAGGATATGAAGCAGATGTAAGTACCGCTTTGAGTATTCAAAAAATTGAAATTCATGCCAAGAATGGCAAAGTTGTTTAAGGAAACGATATGGCTTCTTATACCAAGAGTACGAACTTCGCTAGTAAAGACAGTTTATCTACTGGCAATCCATTAAAGATTGTCAAAGGTACTGAGATTGATACTGAGTTCAACAACATTTCTACGGCTATTGCTACCAAGCAAGACTATGACGCTGATCTAGATACATGGGCAACAAAAACTGCTCCTAGTGGAACTGTTGTTGGCGATACAGATACTCAAACTCTGACAAACAAAACCCTGACAAACCCAACTGTTACGAACTATGTTGAGACTGTTGTTGCCATTGGTAATACGGGAGGATCACAGACTATTGCTTTAACTAGCGGTACTGTTCAGACAGCAACATTGACAGGAAATTGCACTTTTACAATGCCTACTGCTACTGCGGGTAAGTCTTTTATTCTCTTGCTTAGACAAGATGGTACTGGCAGTAGGACTGCAACATTTACTGGTGTTAAGTGGAGCGCTGCTGGTACGCCAACAATAACTGCAACAGCAAGCAAAATGGATATCCTGTCTTTTGTTGCAGATGGTACTAATTGGTATGGAAACATTACTCAAGGGTACACGCCATAATGTTTGCCGCACTTAACTCCTTTCAAGTTGGTGGTGGCATCAAAGGCCAACAAGCCTATACAAGCCCTGGAACATACTCATGGACTGCGCCAAATGGCGTGTATTCTGTTTGTGTTGTTTGTGTTGGTGGTGGTGGCGGTGGTGGTGTTACCAATCCACCAGCAACCAATGGTGGTGATTCTTATTTTGTAAATTCATCAACTGTTCAAGGTGGTGGAGGTGGAAGGGCTGGAGGAGGCGCAGGTTCTTTTGTGGGTACTGGCGGTGGAAATGGTGGACAAGCAAATGGTGGTGGTGGCGCTGGCGCTGGTGGGTATTCTAATAGTGGAGGTGACTCAACTGCTCCTACTGGCACTGGTAATGGAGTTGATGGCGGGGGCGGTGGCGGTGGTGGTGGATATTCAACTTACACAAGTGGAAGCGGTGGCGGTGGCGTAGGAATACTTGGTCAAGGCTCTAATGGGGTAGGCTCAATAAGCTCTAGTGGTGGCGGTGGTGGCTCTGGTGGCGCTAATGGCGGCTCAATCAACGTACCCGCTGGTGTAGGTGGAGATTATGGCGGTGGCGGTGCTAGTTACTACGGAAGTGGCGGTGGTTCTGGCGGTGGTCTTGGATACATCAATAACTACTCTGTAACGCCAGGAAATACTTACACAGTAGTAGTTGGCGCTGCTGGAGTTGGATATACAAATGCTGGAAATGGCGGTTCTGGCGCAGTAAGAATTATCTGGGGTGCTGGACGAGCATTCCCATCAACAAATACAGGTGACTTGTAAGGAAATATCATGGCAGTAACAAACCAACAAATTATTGACTATCTAATAGCCAATCCAAATCTTAGCGATGCTCAGATTGCCGCTACTATGCAGGAGTTTAGTGTTACTCCTAAACAATTAGCTCAAGCTGTTGGCGCTGATCCTGCTCAAATACAAGCAAGATATGCAGAAGCTGCACCAAATGTTTACACAGCAGAAAATGTCAATAAATTAGCTAGTCAGATTCTTGCTCAAAATACTACTGAAAAGTGGACGGGTGGTTTACCTCCTGAAAAGGCTGCTTTGTACATGGCAGATGAGCTTGCTAAAAGTGGTGTAAGTGATATTGCACAAGTTGGTCAAGGACAAAATGGCATTGTCAATAAAATGACTGGTGAAAAACTTGTTTCTGGCTATGGTGAGCGTACAAAAGGTAATCTATGGTCAGGTTCTTATGAAGGCAAGGGAAACACAGGGTTTGGTGTTGAGTTTGATGCTCAAGGTAAGCCCGTATTTTTTACTCAAGGCGCATCTTCTAGCACTTTAGGAAAAGACATTCTTAAACTTGCGGCTGTTGCTGGTGCTGTTTATGGTTTAAGTGGTTTTGAAGGTTTATTTGGTGGTGTACCCGCTGGTGCGGCTGGTGGCGCAGGAGCTTTTGAAGCCGCCAATGCTGGTGTTGGTGCATTTGGTGGTACTGATGCAATTACTGGAGGATTACTTTCTAGTGCGGCACCTTCTGGATTAACAGCAGCACAACAATTAGCTTTTGAGCTACAAAATGCAGGAGCTAGTGGTTTAACTGATTTATCTGCTACTACTCAAGCAGGTTTGTTAACTGGTGGAAAAACTGCCGCTCAGTTAGCGGCAGAACAACTTGCTTTTGAAACACAAAATGCTGGTGCAAGTGCATTGACAAATACAGCTAATACTGCATTAACTACTGCTGGAACTAAAACTGCCGCAGAATTAGCTGCTGAAAAATTAGCGGCTGAAAAATTAGCAGCAGATACAGCTTTAAAAACTACAACAAGTTTAACTGCTGAAGACTTGGCTAAAAAAGCGGCTGCAACTGTTATTACAAACGAATTAACTAAAAAAGTTAATCCTGATACTGTTTCTGGGTTATTTGGAACAACTGGAAACTTGATACAAAGCCAAGAATCTAAAGATGCTGCTAAAACTGCCGCACAGAACATTACCAATGCCACAAATACTGGTGTAGCACTATCTCAGTTCCGTCCAGTTGGAATGACCACTAGATTTGGTACTTCAAACTACACATACGACCCTACAACAGGTCAAATGACATCTGCTGGATACCAACTAAGTCCAGAGGCTAAAGCGGCTCAGGATCGCTTGGTTGGCTTAGCAGGACGAGGCTTAACTCAGGCTGAACAAGCTCAACAACAATTCGCTCCTTTACAACAAGGCGCTACCAATCTGTTTAACCTTGGTAATCAGTATATTCAGCAGTCTCCTGAACAGGTTGCTCAAGACTACATCAATAAGCAGATGGCTTTGCTTGCTCCATCAAGAGAGACTAGCTTGGCTAACCTTGCTAATTCTTTGTCATCTAAGGGAACTACTGGTTTGTCTATTGCTCAAGGTGGTGGTCTTAAAGCGGCTAATCCAGTTGCACAAGCCTTTGCCAATGCTCAAGCAATGCAAGACCTCCAACTGGCTGCCAATGCCCAACAAGCTGGTCAACAGAACGTCAACTTTGGAGCGGGACTGCTTGGTCAAGGTGCTAATGCTATGGGTCAGTACTATGGTGGTCAGACAGCGGCATATCAGCCATATACAACTGCTTTGGGGCAGATTCAAAGCCTTGAGACCGCTGGTCAACAACCGCTTCAATTAGGCGCACAACTTGGTCAACAGTCTGCTCAAGCTGGCGCTAATGCGGGTCGTTTAGCTCAACTTGGAGCGCAAGCATCAGGTAATATCTTGACTGGCAATGCGGCTACATATAACCCTTATGCGGGATTATTAACAGCAGCAAGCAATCCTAGTTCTATGTTTGGACAATCAATTGCTAATTGGCTTAGCGGTGGAACTCCATCAACGACTGGTGTAGCAGGAAACCCATTGGCTGTTGGTGAGTATGCCAACCCAGGATATTGGACTTAAGGAGCAAGAACATGGCTGATATTGCAGGATTATTTGGCGTTACGCCTGAAGCGTTGAATCAACAGCGTTATATGCAAGACCTGAAACAAGGTTATGAGATGGCGCAACTGTCGCCTGGTGATGCGGCTCGTGCTGGTTTACAAGCTAGTGTTGGTCAACTAGGTCGTGGTATTGCAGGAATGATGGGTATTGAAGACCCACAACTTCTGAGAATTACTCAGCAAGATCAGTTATTACGTGGTCTTGATATTACAGACCCAATTGCTTTAGCTAATGCGGCTAAACAAGCAAGTCAACTTGGCAATCCAGATTTAGCTTTAAAGTTATTAACAACAGCAGACCAAATGCAAAAACGTGTTGCTGAACAACAAGCTATGCAAGACGTATTGCAAGCTCGTCAGATTTCACAACAAGCATTCCAAGCGGGTGGTGAACCAACAATGTATGGTCAACCAACTCAATATCCTTTGCGTGACGACCAAGGCAATGTAATGCCTGGTGCTGGTGTAACACAACCAAGTTACGACATTGGTAGAGTTCAATCTCAATTGTTGCAAACTCCTGCTGGTCGTGCTGAATTAGAAAGCATTTATAAAGCACAAGAAGCTGCTGCCAAAACAAATAAACTTGCAGCAGAAGCACAAACTGCACAAGCAGAAGCGCAAGTTGCAACTCCTACTAAACAAGCTGAATTGCTTAAGAAGTCAGCAGAAGCAAATAAAGCATTCATTGAATCTCAATTTACAGAACAAGCACAGAAATTGGGTTTGCAAGAAAAGACATGGAATATCAAAAATTTGCAGAGTGAAATATCTACTCGTGGCGCTAAACTTGGTTTAGATACGCAAATGACCAATGTCAATGTTTTAGAAAAACTAGCGCAGATCAATAAGTTGAATACAGAAATTCCTTCTGATACTCGTAAATCTATCAATGAAAGTGCTGTTTTGGCGGCTACTTCTAAACAATCAGCAGATCAGTTTAATGATTTAGCTAAACGTATTGAAGGACTTTCTACATCAGGTCAATTTGCTAATTTAAGCGAATTTGCAAAAGCAACACTTGGTATTCAAGGCTACGAAACAACTTTGCGTCAAGAATATACACGTTTGCGTAGTTCTTCAGTTATCAAATCTTTACCACCTGGCCCTGCATCAGATAAAGACATTCAATTGGCTATGTCTGGATTTCCTAAAGATACATCAAATCCAACACAAATTGCTCAATTCTTGCGTGGAATGGCTAAATTGCAAGACATTGATGCTTCAATTGCTAATGCAAAAACTGATTGGTTATCTCAGAATAATGGTGTTTTGACTCGTGCTGGAAAAACATTTGTTGCTGGTGACTTTACGGCTAGACCAGGCGAATCATTCAATGATTTCTCAACAAGAGTTGCTTCAGATGTAACTAAACGATATTCTTCTGGTGGTCAAACATCTTTAATGAATCAGATTCCAACGCCCAGTAATTCAAATCCTAATGCACAAGCTAATAGTATTTTGAACCAAGCAGATGCAATTTTGCAGAGAGGTCGATAATGGCTACAGCAGAACAATATGCGACTTGGATTGTTCAGAACAAAGACAAGCAAGGAACAACTGAATTTGATACTGTTGCACAGGCTTATCAATTAGCTAAAGGCTTGCAGAATCAAACTCAGATGGCAGAAAAAACAACACCAGAACCTGCAAAGTCTGGCATTGTTGACCAACTAATTGGCGCTGGAGAGACTGCTTTAACTTTAGGTACTGCTGCTACTGGCGGACTAATTGGCACTATCGGAGGAGGTTTATCTGAGGCTATTCAACAAGCATTAGCAGGTAAATTTGGTACGCCAGAAGCAGTAAAAGCCATTGAACAACGTGCCGCTACTGGTGCAGAGCGTTATACATATATGCCAAAAACTGAGGCTGGCATGGAGCAAGTTCAAGCTATTGGTAAGGTTGCGGGAATGTTGCCCCCTGTGTTGCCTGGAGCATTACCAGTTGGTTTGTTTGGTCAAACAATTAAACAAGCCGCACCTATTGTTGAAGCAACTGGATTACGTGGTGTACAGATGGTTCAACAAGGCGGTCAAAAGGTCGCACAAGCCGCCCAATCAGGTACAAGTATGGTGCGTGAAGCATTGGGCATGGAAGCGCCTACAACGACTCAAATTGGTCGTGCTAGTGGTGGTGCTGCTGCAACTCCAATGGAACTCCAGCGCATGACTACTGCTCAAAGTTTGCCAGTACCAGTAGATTTGACAAAGGGTGCGGCAACTCGTGAAGCTAGTCAATTGGCTTTTGAGAAAGAACAAATTAAAGGCCCATTGGGAGCGCCACTTCGTCAACGTGCAGAAGAAAATAATCTTCAAGCACTTCAGAACTTTGACGCTTTAATTGACATGACTGGTTCACAGACTGCCGCTATTGGCCCTGCTGCTACTGGAAATGCAGTTATTGACGCATTATCTCAAGGATGGCAAGGTGCTAAAGCTAAAACTTCTGCTGCCTATCGTAAAGCAGATAATTCTCCAGAGGCTTTGACACCAGTTAACTTATCTAAACCCATTGATATTGAAATTGGTGGTCAGCCAACAAGCACAACTTTATTTGATTATTTGAATAGTAAACCAAACAAATTACAAACTACCGCAATTCCAGATGCTGCTAAAGAATATGCTGTTAAATTAGGCATTGCTGAGCGTGATGCAAATGGTAATCTTGTGCCAAAACAGGCTGATGTTAAAACTTTGGAAGAATTGCGTAAGCAAATTAACGCATCTACTGACTTTGATCCTGTGAATAAGCGTGAATCTGCAATTATCAAATCTTTGATTGATGAAACAACTAAAGATGTTGCTGGGCCTTTGTACAACGAAGCTAGAGCATTGCGTGAATCACAGGCTCGTAAATATGAAGGTCGTGCCATTGTTGCTAATTTGCTGACAACCATTAAAGGTAAAGACGATCCTAAGATTGCTGCAAGTGAAGCATTTAATCGTTCAATTCTGAATGCAACACCAGAAGAAGTTACTTTTTTACGTAGAGTATTGTTAACAAGCGGTAAAGATGGTCAACAAGCATTAAAGGAACTTCAAGGTGCAACTATTAAGCATATTGAGAATGTAGCTACAAGTGGTTTACAAACAGATTCAATGGGTCGACCACTCGTTTCTCCTGCAAAACTTAACAATGCAGTTACTTCATTAGATGCAGATGGTCGATTAGACATTATTTTGGGTAAACAAAAGGCTCAAACTGTTCGAGATTTGAATGAAGTTGTTAAGTATGTGCAGACTGTACCGCCAGGCACATTGATTAACAGTTCTGGTACTTCAATGGCTTTAATGGGTGCAATTGCTGAAGCTAGCGCAACAGGTGCATTAACAGGCTTACCACTTCCTGCTGTAAGTTTAATTCGTGCTGCAACACAACAAATTAAAAATAATAAACTTAAAAATCGAATCAATGATGCTTTAAAAAAGCCATGATTGACTGGACAGAAGTAATGGCGGTAATCTGTGTCCTTACTTTTGTCATATTTTGTAGCTACATTATTGCAGTCTGCGCCCCCTGAATACAGATGTGTCAGATGGGGTTGGACGGGTGATGTTTACAACAGAAAAGTCTATTGCCTAGAATGGAAAAAGATTGAAAGAAAATGATTGATCCAGTAACAGCACTAGCTGGCATTCAAAGTGCCGTAAAGCTCATTAAACAGGCTTCTAAGACTGTTGATGATGTGGCTTCGCTTGGGCCTTTATTGGGTAAGTATTTCAACGCTAAATCTAACGCTACAAAGGCTGTTGCATCTGCCAAAAAGGGTGGCTCTAGCATGGGTATGGCTATCGAAATTGAGATGGCTTTGGAGCAGACCCGTGAGTTTGAGAAAGAGCTTCAGATGTTGTTCTTTCAAGCAAACAAGATGGATGTTTGGCAGAAGATCAAGGCTCGTGCTTCTGCTATGGACGTAGAAGATGCTCACAATGCTCGTAGAGAGAAAGAAGAACTAGCTCGTAAGAAGAAGAAAGAGCAAGAAGAACTAGAAATGGGTTTACTTATTGGTGGGCTAGTATTGGTTATTGCACTTATTGCGTTTGGCATCTATGAAGTTTTAGACCATTGCGCTCGTGTCAGGTGTGGACGATGAACTTCTATCAGAAACAAGCAGATATGGCTTTCAAGATAGTCGGTGCTTGGTGGGGTGCTAATTTGTTAATTGATATTTTGAAAGTTTTACCCAATTTTCTTTCAGACAGAATTGTGAATTACTTGTTGTCTAAACTTCCCTTTTAAGGAAAATATGCTTTCTCTATTCTCAACACTAGGCGGTCTTTTAATCTCTGGTTTGCCAAAACTACTGGATTACTTTCAGAATAAAGCAGACCAAAAGCATGAATTAGCCTTGGCTCAAATACAGACTGAGAGAGAGTTGCAAATGGCGGCACAGGGTTTTATTGCCCAACAGAAGGTCGAGGAAATTCGCACAGACCAGATTGCCATGCAAACAGATGCCCAGATGACTGAAGCGGCTCTCAAGCACGATGAGAAGGTCTTAGAACGTGCTTCTACATGGGTGGTGAACTTTGTGGGCACTGTACGCCCTGTTGTGACCTATATCTTTGTTTTGGAACTATGTTCTATCAATGCTTGGATTGCTTACTACGTTTATTCCCGTCCTAGTTTGGTAACTAGCATGGACGATTTAATCCGAGTTTCTGACATTATTTTCTCCACAGATGAGATGGCAATGCTTGGTGGAATTATTGGCTTCTGGTTTGGATCACGTTCTTGGTCTAAGAAATGAAAGTTAGTAAGGCTGGTGAGGACTTGATGCACTTCTTTGAAGGCTATAGAAACAAGCCTTATAGATGCTCTGCGTCAATTTGGACTGTTGGTTGGGGTCACGCTATGTATGCTGACCAATTAGCCCTTCCAAACGCCCGTAAAGAGGGTGGGCTTATCAGGTCTGACTATCCACTCAAAGAGGAAGACAATCGTGTTTGGTCTAAAGATGAACTGGTCGAGTTGTTCAAAGTTGACATCAATTCTTTTGAACGTGGTGTTCTTCGACTGTCTCCTAATCTTGTTAACCATCAAAG